GACCGGCGCGATGACGGAGGGGGTGCGATTTTGACGACACCCCCCTATATCTTCCGTAACCAAAAGCCATAACCGTCTTTGTTCTGAAAATTATCAAAGAATTTCCTTTCGTTTGTATTTAGTTTGTATTGTGTTTAGGTACTTGTCTAGCTTGCCTAGTTACCTTCTTGTTAGATGTTTCTGAAATCGTATTTGATGATTTCGTCAATTGCTCTTTCAACTTCCAAATCATTTTCTTCTTCTGACAATTGATCTGAAGTTCTAGCAATTCTTCCTAAATACGAACAAGAATCGTAACCTTTTTCTACATCGAACAAGAACCAAGAAGTGAACTGTTCGAAGGGATTGTAAGGGTTATCAAACGTCGTTAACATACATCTGCTTTGCATTAGCAGCTCACTCCTTTCAGTTCAAGTAATTGGATACGGTGGTCGTTGAAATACCGAGCGCCTTAGCTATTTCGGCTGTGCTGTATCCAGAAGTATTCATAGAAGAGATTCGATTAATCTTAGCAGTGCTTAAAGAAGTTGTGGTGCGAGGAGTAGCTCGCTGTCTAAGATCATCTATGTCCACATTATTAATGATCTGAGTAAGCTTGTTCTCACTGATGGCGCCAGCTTGAATAGCTTCCCATTCACGGTCGGTAACCTTTATGGGTTCTCTTTTGGCTCCGACAATAGCACGAGCTCGTGTTAGTTCTTGTTGACTGACTTTCTTTATCTCGCCAGGTTTCATGTCAGGATTGTCCTGTTTTTTGGCGGTAACGGCGGCATTAGCTATTACCTGGGCCTGCCTCTCACGGGGGGCNTTCTTAAGGGCTACATTCAGCTTGGCTGATAAGGAGTCTACTTCCTCTTGATAAGTNGTTTTTGCNGAGGCGGANTANGCAATCTTACCAGNATTGACCATTTCCTTNCGNGCCTGNTTNNCNAGGGCCTTCATCCTNTTGGCGTACTCTGCATATGCCCTTTCTGCCGGGGTGTTAGCATCGGACACAAGGGTAAAAGCATCATCGGTCTCAGCCATCTTAGTAGATTTCTGAGTACGGACNCGGGTCTTACCTGTCTTAGGATCCGTATACTCTTCATAAACTTCCTTATAGCTTTGTTTCCCGCTTTCTTTATCAATAATAGGACTTCCTTTTCTCTTAAGGACAGAGGTCTCAGACTTAGCCCTAGAGATAAGAGTAGCAGCTCCTTCATGGTATCTACCATCTTCATCATAGGTTCCCTGATACTTCTTTTTAAGAGAAGCAATTCCGTTATCGATTTCGCTCTGTTTATAGTCAAGTTTATGTTTTTCTGCATCGATGACTACCATGCTATGTCGAACCGCTCTTGCTAGTTCATCTTGAGTTGCGCCCTTCAAGGTCATATCAGTAATCAGATTTGAAACTTTACCCATCTCTGTCTGTGTGTTCTTCATTACTTTGAATGTTCCATCTTTCTTACCGCCATATTCCAATTTAGGGTCAAACCCTTCAAGTCCTTTCAAAGCGGGGGTAGATGTAATTTTAACCTTACCCCCAGTTGGTATGACCATAACAGTGTCACCATCGAAGTCAGCTCCGGACAAACGATCAGCCACTTTACTATTGATACCGATGGCATCTGCTGGAGTATTTCCTAAAACCCGCCGAGCTTCTACTTGTTTGTTATTGACAGTTAAGATAGGAATCTCGAATGTTCCACCATGAGGGTATCTTATGAGAGCTACCTGTTCTCCGTTTTCATAGTTAGGAGCATATACCTCATTATCCTTCATAGAAGTAATAGGTAGGATTACCTGATACTTCTGTCTTGGTAAAGCTGCTGCCTGCAGATGAATTGCTGCTGCATCAGCATCATCCGAAAAGGATTTTAATAGAGTTTTCTTTACAGTTGGGTTTGTAAGAGACATAATCTCATCAAACTCTGCTTGTTTATCGGCAGACGCTAAATTAAGCTGTTTTTTAATTAAGGTTATACTTTGTTTTGATAAAAACTGTGAAGGAAGATTATCACTCCATTCATTCCAATCGCCTTCTTCAGCTCTTTTATTAATGAGTGAAAGTTGACGTTTTCCCTCTTTATCTATGTAATAACTTTGGCCACCAGCTTTGATAAGGGAGCCGAACGGATTATCGGGATCATTTGTAATGTTCTTAAGAACGTCGCCTTTTGCGGTGCCTTGTTTCTTATTGGTGTTAACTACGATGTCGACTCCATCCGGCATATCATCTGAGTATACGGCCATTCCTTTTATATACTTTTTGTCGTCCACAAGAATACGAACCTGGGCATAATGGGATTCTCCCAAAGAAAGGTCATCTACTCCTCTTCGAATCTCAACTACACCATCTTTGTCAATACCGCCTTCTTCTGCATAACGAATCTTAACACGGTTAGAGTCCATACTCTTTGGATAAACAAAGGTGTCGAAAGTGTCACCACCATCATGAGAGACATAATCTCTTACAGAGTGGATATCACCAAAATTATAAATCTCTTTATGTTCAGTGCCAGGAGGACTGAGAACTTGAATGTTGGTCTGCTTGCCAGGATTTGTAGCCTGAGGAACTCCGCCACCATAAAGTTTATATCCTTCCATTTCAAGGATATAAAGAGCTTGTTTCATNTTTTCNTTNGAGANACCNANNTCACGCTCAACACCTACGCCAACGTCGATCATTCCTTTTTCGTCAACTTGTTTTTTGAGAAAGTCGGCTGTTTTCTTAGCCTGGTTCATACGAGCTTCAGAATTCTCGTTTAATAAAGAGCGAACAGAGGAATCATTCTTATAACCCATCTTTTCCGCAATCTCGTTTAGACTATACCCTTTTTCTCTTAAACCTTTAGCAGTTGCTACTTCTAATGATCTTCGTTCATCTTTTGCTAACCCAACTTGAGTTCTAAGTTGACTGGTTGTTAAACCCATGGATTCCGCTACTGCTTTTTCGCTCATTCCTGATTTCTTCAGTTCATTCACTCGACTTAAAAAATCACCACTATGCTGATGAGGATTTTCACCAGAACCCCAAGGATAGCGACCCGATCGCTTTGGCGTTCCATAATGCTTTAGAATTTCTTCCGCAATGGGGTTCATGTTTTAACCCTCCTCTGCTTTGATTTTTGTTATTACCTTGTCAAAAGTAATTATCTTATCAATAATTGGAACCAGGTCCTCTGATGTAGGTTTGTGATACAGGATTTCGTCTGATTGATATATCCTCAATTCGATGTCGATGTCTGACGGTTTTATCTTATACTCCAAACAAAAAAGAGCAGCATAAATTTCAAGCTGCTTCATATTTGCAGGGGTTACTCCGGATTTAAAATCGTGTATCCTAAGTAAATTATTTCTAAAAGCTATTGCATCGGCTGTACCAAAACAATTATCCGAATAATATAGAATTTGCTCCGGCGTCATTTTAAAACCAATAGCATCATTCACATACATATTCAAAGTTTTTTGAGACTTCGGTAACTTCTGTCCAAGTCTGATACATTGAGCTGCAAACTCGTGAAGTATAGTTCCTTTTTGTGTTGCTAAGAATTTTGAATATGCTTCCGCCACTTTCGCTTCATCATAGTTTACCCAATGATATTTACTAGCACCAAGAAACGCATGTTGCCCTTCAAGATTTAAATGCTTGTTGAAGTTCATACAATACCTCCTCTTTATTCTCCGGACATATAAATCTTGAGAATGACATCTCATCCATAAGCCCAACATAATATTTTTGGTTCGGCTGTTTCTTAGCGTTTGTAAATTTTTTGCATTCCAAGGTGGCCCACTTGTTTTTGTACAAAACTAATAGGTCAGGAATTCCTTGAATATAACCGGAGTCGAGTTTCATAACCATACAACCAGAGAACAACATTTTCAATTCTCGGATAAGATTGGATTGAAAGTCTCTTTCTAATTTAGAACTACTGGCCATAATTGGGCCTCCTTTCTTGTTTTTAAACAAACGAAAAAGAGAAAGTAAACGCCGGTCGCGTTTTATCCTTCTCTCTTCATAAAAGGGCATGTTTTTTTCGCGAAGCTAAGAATGACCACTAAATATTGAGAAAATACTCGGTTTTATGCTTGTGGCCAAAAACCCACTTTTTTTTGCCATATCTATATATATCTTTAATCTTTTTATCACAATTAATAGAGAATAAAAGT